GAAAGAACAACGTTGATTCCAAGCCGTCCTCGTCCACCAGGAAGACCTCTACACCGTCCTCTATACCTTCGGCCAGATACCACAAAGGCGTCTTCTGTGCGTCTGTACGGAACGGTGTGTAACGGTCTTGCGGGTGACGTTCCCAGTTGGCCATGGTCTCAACATCAGGAAGGCGTTCTTGTTCACCATCTTCGGCTGTTCCATCGGGTACCATGCCGCTGGTGTCTACGTGTGCCAGCATGTTCACCACCCAGGTTTTCTTACCGCCTTGAGGGGTTATCTGGTTCCTGAACTCATTGTACCCATAGTCTTCAGTGAGCTTCTGCCAACCAAAATGCAGGTTGTTCAGCGGCATGAACTGGAAGTACTCAATTACAATCTCGGCGCCAACGTTCAACTCAATGATGTCTTTAACAACGTCCTGGCCTTTGGCCGCGTATGTGATGTTATGGTTCGGCGTTCCGTAGTGGTACTCACCCCGTGCGGCTGAACGGTACGCACGTTCAAATTTGGTGGTGTGGCTATGCAATGCGTTGTTGATCATGGCTGTGGTACGTTTTTTGTCATCAAACAAAACATCCACCAGACTTTTCTGGTTTAGGTTAGGTATTTCTTGGTCACCCACCATGCGGTTAATCTGGGTCGCCACATAGGTTTTCTTTTTACTGCTGAACATTCCCATAGAGTGTTCCTCGCGTTAACAAAAAAGGGGAAGGCACGTGCCCTCCCCCTTTAGTTCCTTACGTGTGTTGGTGGGTTTAAATTTCTATATCAATACCCTGCAACATTTTTCCAATGGCTTGTCCAATGTTGACGTCATCCAGTTTGTTGTCACTGTTGACCGGTGTAGAATCGTCCATTGTCTTGCGAACGTTCCACGTATCCACCATCAGTTTTGCCGCCTTCTGTTCTGAGTCACGGACAAAGCCTCTTTGCTGGGCATCGTACAAGGCACCCTGGCGACCGATAACACTCTCAGGACTCACGCCTGCACCCGAAGTCTGGGCCTGTTCAGTCACTTTCTTCTGAGCCAGTAACGCAGTCTCAGAGATGGTCTTCAGCGTCTGTTCCTTGATCAGATCAAACTCAGCACTGAGCTTGCACTCTTGTGCCAGTAACACCGTGCCTTCAATAATGGCGTTCGCAAACTGTTGATCCACCAACGCAGTTTGGGATACCGTCTGCGCCTGATTCAGCCCTTCGGTCACAATTTGCTCAGTCAACAACTGGGCTTGTAGATCCACCTGTTGCTGTTGCAAAAGCAACTGAAGTGATTGGCTCATCACGGACTGGAGGGCACCGAGATAGACCGTGGCGTACTCACTGCCTTTGATATGACCCTTTTGGTACTCTTCGGTCAGGTGGGCCTTAGTCGCCCGCATCAACTCATCGAAGACGCCAGTACCTGTGAGTTGGCCTTGTGTCAGGTCTGTTACTGTAATTGCTGCCATGTTCTACCTCAGTGTTCCAGTGGCTTACGCGTTTGCTGTGCCTTTCGACATAGCCTGGCGTTGAGCCAGTTCTTTCATTTCTTGCTCGGTCAGTGCCGGCAGGACTTCAACGGCAAACGCCTTGATCGACTTGCCTTCACGGATCTGTCGGCCACGCTCGTCGCGCTTACTGACAAACACCTGACATTGCTTGCGACGAATCATCTTCAGGATCACGCTTGGCACATGCCATTCCACGTCAAACGGGACATACACTTTGTAGGTGCCAATGATGCGGTTACCGGCACAGAAAAAGTCACCGTCATACTCACGTTTGTTCGGGTCCATACACGTCACACGGATACGCGTCAGGGCAGCGGCTTCTTGTTTCAGAGAAACCCGTTGCTCGTTTTCGGTCAGTGCTTTGGTGTCTGGTTTCGTCAAATCTTGGCCTTCATCGGCCGGTTCTTTATCCGCCATTACATCGGCTACTTTGGATCGTAGATTGTCTACGGTGATGTCTTTGCGGTACTTCAGACCCATCGTATTAGCACGATCTTTCAGTTCATCAAGTTCGGACGTTGGGGTTTCGTTATCTTCAATCATTTCAATACTCCAGCTAGTCAAAAGTAGGTAGGGAGAGAGGACATCCCCTCTCCCTGTTACTGCTTACATCGGTGCGGAGGTCTTCACCAACGCAATACGCTCACCACGCTCCAGAAGGAAACCGTAGTACCACTTGACGGACATGAAGCCAGTCTCGCCGTATGGATCGTTGGCATACGACTCAGGGGTGCCAGGCTTGCTGTGCTTGATCTTAAACTTCACGGTCTTGCCATCGGTTTGGAAACCAATGGTAGAGAAGGAAGAATCACCAACCACCAACAGGGGGAACACGTCGAAATTGTCACCGGTTGCAAAGTGAGTTGCGTTCGCGGAGCTATCAGCACCGGCGCCTTCCCACTTCATCATCTCGGGCACAATAACGATTCGGAACTTACTCACCATGCCTGCTTCGTTGTTCAGTACGGTGCCACCGGCCGCGTACTTCTCAACAGGGATAAACGCTGCGTTACCGTGCAGATCCTTCATGCCTTCCAGCAGAGGCTGCATCTCGGAACCGCAGTACATAACCCGACCACCTGGCAACGTCTTGGTATCAACCATGCGCGTGCCTGTGATGATCTTGGTTTGCTTCGGCGTGCGGTTGTTGTCCAGGTCAATGGACAGACGCAGCAAGTCACCGTAGGTAACCTCAGAAGTCTCATCCACTTCGATGTCGTCGGTAGCAGTACCACCAAACTTCACCACACCGGCAGAGTTCAACAGGTCGATCTGAAGCAGATCTTCAGTGATCTCGTTGGCGCCACTGAGCATTTCACGGTTGATGTGCATCGCCAGATCAGCGTCAGTGTCAAAGTTCAGGGACTCTTCGGTGTACTCATCGAAGAAACCAAACTTGGCAATAGACCCTTCAAGCTCTTTCCGTTTGAAGCCCACGCGGTTAACACGGCCACCGGTTTCAGACAGGACAGGCATCTTGCCGGTAATGGTGCCTACGTCTTTACTGGAACCATATAGGTTACCGTTCCCTATGGTTGTACCGGACGCATCAATACCCTGGTCGTTAATGTTGGCGTCATCCAACAGAGGCAGGTAGTGGAATTTCTTCATGGTTTTACCCATGTTCTTCGGCATAGACTGGACGTTAGCCAGTTGACCAAAGTGTTGTTCTTTACGCATCTCAATGAGAGCTTTCTTCTGGTAGGAGTCAGTACGGAACTGGCTACCAACACCGGACGGAGAACCGCCGGCTGGATCGTTATATGTAAGAGGCATAAGCTTCCCTTATCTTTATCGAAGTGTTTCGTTATATGACTTCTCAAACTCTTCATCCGACATGGACAAAGGATTGTAGTCATCTGGTGCAGTTGCACCTGGCTTGGTTCGTGTGGAGCTTGCAGCTCGTTTCTTTTGCTTGACGGCTGGATCAACTTTCGCCTTGGGCGGTTCAACCACTTCTTTAGCGGGAGCTGCGTCTGGTTTCATCAGTGCGTTCAGCTTGCCCTCTTCACTCATGGAATAACCTACCTGGTGATAAGCCTCAATATCCGACAGCCCATTCAAGCGACCGAACGTGCGTTGCTTTTCAACCTCGGCATTAACAAGTTCATAAACACCACTGGCCATGTGAGTGTTAATGGTTTCAAGTGCCGTTGGGTTATTGGCAACATGCTGCTTACTTGCAGCATCCCACTTATTGCTAACGAGGTTGATGGTGTCTGAGTACGATGTGGTGTCCTGGATTCGCTCCAGTACATCGTCCAGTTCCATCTCACGATCATCGACAGTGTAAGATTCGGGTTTGTAGTCGCTTTCGGCATCAACGTCCATATCAACTGGATCAATACCGTTGTCCTTAATCAGCTTTTGAATCGCACCCTTGTCACCTTTGTGGAGGTCGATCAAATAACTGAGTTTCCCTTCGTCCAAGAGTTCGTTGTTCTCAAGGAGTTTCAGAGTCTTCAAAGACGGCTTTAGTCCAGCCATCTTCTTATTGTAATTGGCACCCATTTGCATAAGCTGACGTGCTTCGTCAATGTTTTCCACTTTCATGTCTTTGCCATTCGCTTTGAACGGCGTCATCAGCTTGTCGTATTCAGACTTGTAATCAACGGCTGCTTCTTCTTTAGCAGCTTCCTCTGAACCAGACTCTTCAGTTTCAGTTTCGGCATCTGGTTTGGCGGTGTCGTCACCTTCGCCTTCTTCAGCATCGCCTTCATCTTTGTCATCAGTGGTTGCAGCGTCTTCGTTATCATCTTCAGTTGCAGAAGACTCAGCCACCTCTGCCTCCGGCTCGGCGTCTTCCCCTTCAGCTTCCTGTTCATCAGGATCATTAGGGGAATCGCCTTCGTCATCTGCACTGTCATCAACATCGGGTTCTTCAAACGCACTTGTGTCCATGTTTTCAAAGTCTTCATCAGACATACCCAGAGCATCCATATTGGCTACTTGGTCATTGGTCTCGGTG